ATGGGTGTGGGTTCCGTTGCAGATGCCGGGCACTTGGTTCTGTACTCGGCTGAATGAATCCCAGCTCCGCGTTACGGCTTCGGTAGTGGTGGGGATGTACTCGGTGGCTGTGTCGCCTGCTTCGAGTTGTGCGTCTTGGATGTAGATGTTGCTTGCTGTTGTATCGTTCCAACCCACATAAATAGCAACATTTGAAGTAGCGCTATCAAAAGTCGCACTACATCTAAACCAGCCATTTCCAACAGATTGAATATTAGCTGCGATATTTCCAAATTGAGCATCTACACTCCCGCTTCCTGACAAGTCAAACTGCACCNTGTNAGTATTGGTCATGTCACGAAAATTAAACAGGCTTGCAGTTCCTTCTTTTGCATAGACACTGATAGTCCACACACCACTGACAGAAACGGCTTGCTCAATCCTTCTATATGCATATGCACCTTTAGTCAAAAGCCACGCATCATTTGAGCCATCATAGCCACTTTGATTGTCAGCAATACTGCCGTCCAAATTATTCACCCAAGTCGTATCGAATTGATTTGACTGGAGGAGGAGGTTCGTCCGTGGCACCACGAGGGGGGCGGGGTATTCCTTCCCGACGGGGGATACCTCCACGGAGAAGTCGTTGTCCTCTCCTGCTGCGATGTATCCATTGATGGTCTGTACGTCGGAGGTGTTGTTGCCCGTGAAGGCTTTGCGAAGTTTCCAGTTGTTCATGTGAGTGGTGTGTTGCAGGAGTCGTAGGTGTAGGGCACCGCGATAGCGATGTCGAGGAGACACCCTGCCAAGACATTGGAGGTGGTTTCTTCGAGGGGGGTGACGCTGGCCGAAGTCACGTCGTAGTTGTAGCCGAACGTGAAGATGATGCCCCCCGTCTGGATGTCGGCGAGGATGTCCTCGGCAATCTGCTCGGAGTCGCTGAATGACTCTTTTTGGTAGTCGACCTTGTCCGTCGCGCTGGGGGGTAGCGTCAAGATGTAGACCTCGAGGTTGTAGGTCTTGGTGCGTTCGGTGTTGTAGTCCGCTCCCGTATATACGAGATGGACGAGCGGGTAGCGTTCGAACTTGTCCAAGTCCACATCCGAGGGGCTACCATGCGAGAAGGTCTGCACCATAGGGTGGTCGGAGCAGAAGGTCTCGAACCGTTGGACGATGTTGTTGTAGGTTATCATGCTTTGCGCTTGTGGTCGAGGTCCTTCAGGAAGGCGAGGTGGGTGAATAGGTGTCCGATGGGCGAAGCCGTGACCGCATCCATTTGGAGATAGTTTTCGCCAGCCAAGGAGTAGAGGACGGGATACCAGCCCCACTTGTTAGCAAACTCATCGCCTCCCTCGTCTTTTGAATCAAAGAGGACCGCAAAGTGTTCAGCAGTTCGGTTTCGGTAGTCCAAAAAAAAAGGAGGGCNCCCGACACGAGCGGCGCGGGCATATCGAGAAAGACGTCTTTGTCCTCCTTCGCCGTGTACGGCAGGATTGTGTACTTGTCGCCCCACTTCCTATCCACGGGTCGGTAGAGGATGCTCATGGCTTTGTGTGCGTGCTTCCAAAAGTCGGTGGTGCACTCTTCCATGTCTATCCACTCCCCCGTCGTGAACTCCTCCCAGTTCGGGATGAAGCCGTATTTGATGCCGTTTAGCTCGATGATTTCCTTGTGCTGTGCGTGCTCCTTGGTGAGGAGGTACGAGAGGTGCGCGTCGGCTTCGGTGACGAGCTTGTGGGGCATCTCTCGCAGCTTGGTGGTAGGTACGCCCGTGACCGCCGAAACCCGCTTGACAGGGTCGGTCTCCGATTCCAAGGCCATGAGGTGGCCAAGAGTAAGATCGGCAAAGTGGGCGGGAAGGCGAAGCTCCATATTCTTATAACTCATGGGAGGGTGTTTTCTGAAGTTATCCGAGGGCGTATTTCCCGAAGTTGGGATTCGTCTGGTTCCATGTGATGGCGTAGCGGCTCGCGTCGATGAAGTGGTTGAAGGCATCCACGGGTTCGTTCAGGTGCCGCCCGTTCTTGTCTTCCTTGTACTTGTAGTTGCGGAGCTCCTTGATGCCGTTGACGCTTCGCTCGGTGATGAAGAGGGGACGCGAGCGGAGGAAGTCGATGCCCGAGCGTACCGAGTCGGGGCCTTTCCTTGCGGGGTGGATGTTAAACCCGTGCCCGTGAATCTCGTCTATGGACTTGGGTTCGGCGGAGTCGGCCACTATCATGGCCTTGCCTATCTCTTCGTTTCGTAGCGTCTGGGCGATGGCCGCATTGGTGAGGCCCGTGGCATAGCATACTTCGTCGAGGCAGAAGCCGTGCCCGTCGGTGTACACCTTGACTATAGCTGTGGGGTCGTTGGTATATCCGAAGTCGAGGCCGAGGTTGAGCAGCTTCCATCCGTCAGGGACTTGGGGTACTGTCTTCCAATGCGTGAGAATAGTGGCACGGGATACGCCGCGCTCNCCCAAGCCGTAGACCCTCCAGTAGTCGTGGTCGGCTTCTTTGAGTCGTTCAATCTCTTGAACGGTGGACGCGGGGAGGAAGGGGTTGTCGAGGTAGGTGGTCTTGAAGAACTCATGGTCGTCGCGTGTGAGGATGTGGTCGTATATCCAATGGAACTCGTCGGAGGGGTTGTAGTCGATGATGGCCCGCCCTGTCGTTCGGAGCATGAGCTGCCTCCAATCTTCGAGGGTGAGCTCGTTGGCTTCATTGACGAAGAGAATATCGCGCTTGCGACCCCTGACCTTTTGGGGCTGGTCGACGGAGATGAACTCCACAAGGTTGCCGAAGAGGTAATAGGTGGCTTCGGACTTGTTGTGTAGCTCGACGTTGTAGATGTCCTCGCGTTCGAGTATCTCGAAGAAGTCACGCATAACCGACGCACGAAGCGCGGGGAAGGTCTTGCGGGCGATGGTGATGACGGCCCCTGCGTTCTCGTTGCGGTGGCACAGTTCTATGAGGGCCGTGAGTATAGAGTATGTCTTGCCGCTCCGCGTTCCGCCTTGGTGGACTTGGACTTTGGCTGGGCAGTTCTTGACGTGGTAGTATGTGGCGGGTTGCCTCACAAGCTATCCAAAAATTCCTCGTGTGAGTTGAACGAGTACCAACACCCTTTCTTTTGGTACTTCATGGCCTTGTAAAAGTACACCACGTCGCCGATGAGGTAGTGCCCCTTTGTCTTCTCTTGGTAGGCAATGCCTCGTTCGTCGAGGAAGGTGCGGAAGTCCTTGCGGCCTTGCCTGTTCTTGGCCTTCTCTTTGGCTCGTCTCTTGCGGTTCTTTTTTTGGGTGCGCGTCATGACACCGAGGAGTCGTCAGACACGAACCACGAGAGCGGCTTCTTCTCTGCCATCTCGATTTCTTGGCGTTCCACATATCCTCGATGCTTGCCTTTGGTCTTCATGTAGAAGATGGTGGCGGCGGGGTTTCCCTGCGAGATGAGCTTGTGGAGGTGGTGCTCTGCAAAGTCGAGGACTACTTCGGGCAAGTTGTCGCAGGCTTCCTTGTAGGCGGGGTCATCCTTGAGCCATCGGTAGTGGGTGTTGCGTGAGATGCCACACGATTCGCAGGCTATCTTGACGATGCCCAACGCTTTGGTCAGGGCTTCTACCATGTTGGCTTTTTTTGGTTCGAGAGTGTCCCCCTCTGTCACGGTATCATCTTGTCGCAATGCTTGCATGGCTTGGGTTCGTTTGGTTTGTCTTCTTCGGATTCGGGTTTATCCCAGTCGATAGGCACACCCCAATCTTGGAGCCGCTCGAGATCGTGGTTTCCGTTTGCCAGCATATCGGTATCCCACTCGCCGTGGTGTCCGTTGTCTTTGAGCATGGCACGCTCTTGTTCCTCCTCGGTCCAGTCGAGCACGATGCACGGCACCTTGTCCCACCCGAGCTCAATGCAGGCGCGGAGCCTTTGGTTGCCAGCGAAGACGACCATGTCGGTGTTGACCATGAGAGGCTTCGCAGTCATGAGTTTCGGATCCTCCTCGATGGAACGCTTGAGAGCCTCCATTTTGTCCTTGCGGATATAGCGAGGATTATTCGGATGCGTCTTCAGCTTGCTGGTCTCGATAAGCGTCGGCTGTGGCAATAACATTGCGAAGGGTTTCTCGGATATGGTAATCGTTGACGGCGAGGTTCAAGAGTATCTCCCACGACTCAAGGTTGCGGTAGTATGCCCCCATGCTTGCCTCGTCCTCGTTCACCTTCTTCATGGTGAAGACGAGCCAGTCGTCGGACTCGTTGAGTAGGCGTTTGACTTTTCGTATGGTCATGCGTTAAGGAATAGCTGCCACTTGGCGTGGATGTCTTTGTCGTATTCGAGGAGGTGCTTCATGTTTCGCTCGCTGTACATGGCGGTGGCATGGTCCCTGTCGAGCAACCGCCCGATAGAAATGTATGTCCACCCGCAGTCGCGAAGGTACTTGCAAATAATTTGCCGCGCCTCGACCTTCTCGCGGTGCCTGTCACGACCTATGACTTCCTCCCATTCTACACCCAAGCGTTTGGCCCCCCGCTTGCACCTATGGACGGCGACGGTCTTGTCCTTGCTTGTATCGTGCAGGGCTCCTACCTGAAGCCAGACGTGGGTCAGTAGTTCTTTCTGCTCCATTGGACGGCA